AGCGTCTGGACGCGCGCAAAGCGAAAGACTGGGCGGCGGCGGATGCGGCGCGCGACCGTCTCAACGAGATGGGCATTGTGCTGGAAGATGGCCCGCAGGGCACCACCTGGCGCCGGAAGTAAGCCATAAAAAAAAAAAATGCCCGCTTTTTGCGGGCGTTTTTCTTTTCGTTGTCAGGCCGTGACGGTCACGCTCTGGCCTTCAAAGCTCACCGTCTGACCAGCGACGATTTTGCAGCGTTTGCGGGTTTCCACCGCGCCGTCGACTTTTACCAGCCCGTCGGCGATGACGATCTTCGCCTGGGCGCCGCTTTCGCTCCAGCCTTCCAGCTTCAGCAGATCGCACAGCTCAACGTGCGGGTGTTTACCTAAGGAAAATGTCGCCATCTCAGGCCTCCTCAACGTCGTGATACTCTTCGCACGCCTGCAGCGTGTTCTGGATCAGGGTGGCGACGGTCATCGGGCCAACGCCGCCGGGAACCGGGGTGATGTAGGACGCGCGTTCGGCGGCATCTTCATACACCACGTCGCCGACCACTTTGCCGCTTTCCAGACGGTTGATGCCGACATCGACCACAATCGCCCCTTCTTTAATCCACTCGCCAGGAATAAAGCCCGGTTTGCCCACCGCGACGATCAGCAGGTCGGCGTTTTCGACATGATGGCGCGAGGTTTTTGTAAAGCGGTGGGTGACGGTGGTGGTGCAGCCGGCCAGCAGCAGCTCCATGCTCATCGGGCGACCGACGATATTGGAGGCGCCAATGACCACCGCATTGAGGCCGTAGGTGTCGATATTGTAGCGTTCCAGCAAGGTCACGATACCGCGCGGAGTGCACGGACGCAGGCGCGGCGCGCGCTGGCACAGGCGGCCAACGTTGTAAGGATGGAAGCCGTCGACGTCTTTATCCGGCGCGATGCGCTCGAGAACTTTGACGTTATCGATCCCTGCCGGCAGGGGCAGCTGAACCAGAATACCGTCGATGGTCTTATCGGCATTCAGAGTGTCGATAAGCTCCAGCAGCTCGGCTTCGCTGGTGGTTTCCGGGAGATCGTAAGAGCGGGAGACGAAGCCCACTTCTTCACATGCTTTGCGCTTGCTGCCGACATAAATCTGCGAGGCCGGGTTGCTGCCGACCAGCACGACGGCCAGCCCAGGGGCGCGTTTTTCCGGCCGCAACGCGAGCCTTCACTTTTTTCCGCAACCTCAGAGCGTACCTGCTGCGCAATCGTTTTTACCGTCAATAATTTTTTGCTGCCATCAGAGAGAGGATTCCATCTGTATCTTTACGAAAGGGGGATGAGGATATTTTGTCAGAAGCGGGCCTCGCTGTCAGTCCTCGTTTGCTGTTTTATCCTGTCTGAGGCTAATTTAGCCTGTTATGACCATGGTTATTACATGGTTATTGGTGCGTTGCGCCTGGCCACTGAGTCGATTTACGCGCGCATTAGGCCCGGCGGTATGCTTCTTGTACAGTTGGTGGAGGATATTTCGCCAGCGTCGTATAAGCCCCGCAGTTTCCTGGCAAAATGGATTGACTCAACCGACGTGGACCGTATAATTCCACGCGTTTCACTCCGCGAAGCACTCGCTTCTCAGGGCGCCCTTAGCTCAGCTGGATAGAGCAACGGCCTTCTAAGCCGTAGGTCACAGGTTCGAATCCTGTAGGGCGTGCCATTAAGAAACAAGCACTTACGCCAGTTTCAAACCAGCCTGATTTCCTCCTTGTGTCGTATTTGTGTCGCTAGCGCCAAAAATGGCGTCAATTTTCCGTGCGTGTTCGGTCAGGTGGTTCGGCGCCAGGTGAGCATAACGGCGCACCATCTCGATGCTCTCCCATCCTCCCATTTCCTGTAAAACAGAAAGCGGGACGCCGGACTGGATCAGCCAGCTCGCCCAGGTGTGCCGGAGGTCGTGAAAACGGAAATCCTCGATCCCCGCTTTTTTCAACCCGGCGCGCCAGGCGTTATTGTCATCCACCCGCATTTTTCTAACCGCGGGCGTTAGTGTTCCATCAGGGCGATGTTTTGCCGTGGTGTGAACGAACACCCACCGGGAGTGCTTCCCTATCTGATCCCTTAATACCCTGCATGCGGTATCATTCAGAGCCACGCCAATCGCCTTGCCCGCTTTTGCGTTCTCCGGATTTACCCATGCAACCTTTCTCTGCATATCGACCTGCTGCCACTCAAGCCCGATGATGTTTGAGCGGCGCAGGCCGGTTGCCAGTGCAAATATCACCACTGGCTTAATGCTCTCCGGCATGCACTCGATCAACCGCTCAGCTTCTTCTCTGGTCAGCCACCGTATCCGCTTACTGATCGGCTTGCGGGTTTTGATAACAGGAGCTGTTTTTATCCAGCCCCAGTCATTCGCCGCGGCCCTGAGAAGGGATCGAATGAAGGAAAGGTGTTGCGCCTTCGTAGCCTGCGAAACCTGCCGTGGTTTGTACTCCGGAACCGGCTTTCCCTTCCTCATCGCGGCATCACGCTTACTCTCCCACACCTGCAGGTGCTTACGGTTGATCATCCCATTAACGGCTTCGTGAACTTCCTCCGCCGTTATCTTCGAGACATCACGGCCGGAAAAATGCTGCAGCCAAAACTCAATTTTGGTTTTGTCATCATCCAGCGATCGCTTATGGTCCTTTTCCCGCAGCCACCGGATGCAGCACTCTTCGAAGGTTCTGACGGGCAGGTCGCCGATCTGGTCAACCCGCCACGCTTCCGCCTTCAGCTTGTCGTGGAGCTCCTGAGCCTGCTTTTTGTCCCCCCGTGCCAAGAGATCGCCTAACTCTTTTTCCTGACGGCGTAAAGAAATGACAGTGCCACACGCCGCCCCTGAGGGTGATTGACATAAAACTTCTCCTTTATGTTCACCCGCGTTCGCGATGACAGGATCGCGCGGGGTTTTCAAATATGCAATACACGCAGCCTCGGTCGTTCTGTACTTATTGCCGACCTTGCGGCCGGCGAGCTCCCCAGACTCAATCAGGCGGTAGATCACCCGCGCAGACACGATGAGCAAATCGGCGGCCTGCTGTGCTGTTATCGGTTTGTCAGATGCCATATCACCTCCGATGCTTACCGCGTAATTCCTCTTCTTCTTGACAGTCAGCGCAGCGCTGGCAGCCCGCCACCAGTTCCCGGCGACGCTCGGGTATCTCTTCCCCGCAGTCGAGGCAGTGAGTAGCTGAAACTGCGTTGTGATTGATGCGCATGTTCTGAATGGTCATTTCCAGCCGGCGCTCTGCCAGCTCGTTGGCCTGATCGATGATTTCTGCGCTCATGCTGCACCGCCTTCGCTTTTTTCCGCTTCAACCGCCATCTGCTCAAGCTTTCGTGAAAGCTCGGCAGACAGTGCCTGGAACTCTTTCTCTGTCGCTACCGGGATCGGCACAAAACGGATGCCGATATGAGCGAGGCCATGTGCGGCCTCAAGGCATTTCCTTAAATCAACGGGAGAGGCTTTGTTCATGCTGCATCACCCCCATCATTAGCGAACGCGCCATGAGCATGGCCTCTATAGAGGGCTAAATAAGTTTTAGCCTCTTCAATGGAGTCAAAAAAACCGACATCTTTTCTTTTCCCATCCGTCTGACATCTGGCTCGCCACTTTTGGCTTTTCTTATCCCAGCCAATCCCTTTAACGCCAGACTTGCTGTTTTTTCCCACAGAGCGATTCATCATGTTCTGCGAGCGGGTTGCTTCTCTTAGATTTGAAATTCGGTTGTCAGATCTAACAGTATTGATGTGGTCAATAAAATTAGACGGGAAATGGCCATAAACATAAAGCCATGCAAGGCGGTGGGCAGAATGCCGCTTACTGTCGACTTTTATGTAAACGTATCCGTTGTAATCCACAAAACCAGCCAGCTCTCCGTGGTGCATCCTTTTCGCTGCAGGATTTAACCAGTAGAAATTCCCAGTCTCTGGCTCGTATCGAAGTAAATCCTTAAGCCTTTCCTGTGTTAATTTCATGATTCCACTCCATACCTTTTGTTCATGCGCCCAATAACACTGACAAATTTCACCAGGCTGACACCCATCGGCTTTACCTTCTCGTAGTGCTTGCGAAGGATGGGGGGGGCAGACAGCGTTCCACTTCGGTTTAGGCTTTACGCTCATCGCTTTGGTTATCTCTTCTGCGCAGCGACGAGCCTGGGCGCGGAGAGCGTTTTCTTTTTCTTCTGGCGTCATGCGACCCCCATATAAGCGCGAATGAAAGCCGCAGCTGCCTGGGCGTTTATAGCGTTACCGTACCCTTTCAGGCGGCCGACGCGGTTGTTGCTTGCCACTCTTGCCACCCCGGGCTCGACTCGTCCCAAGCGTGCGGCAGCCCCATCAACCAGCGGGAATGTGCCGGGTTCAACTGGACGCCATTTGCCATCTCGACATAAGAGCCAGTCCGCATCTCGCCAAAAACCGTTAACCTCAAGGGTCCGGTAATCCCCGCGAAGTCCTGCAGACGCTGCTGGGTCTTGCTGCCGTCCTGTCGATACATGTTCATGGCCGCATCCACTGATGGCGATCGAGTGTTGCTCGTTGTCGGTGTTGGCCATCCCGTCATGAACGCCTGGCGCGGCAGCTGGTCAAGTCGCTCTTTCCCGTCCCGCTGCGCCGTCATTCCCGCCGAGTCTTTCCAGTCGCGCGACGTTGGCGTTACCCAGCCCGCCATTCTCGCCGCCCCTCCCAATGTCGATCCCCTGTTCGGCGCATTGGCAGCGGCACCCAGCCCCCTGACCTGGTTGTTGTCGATCGTGGTTGGAGTCGGCCAGCCGGTCATCATCGCCGCCGTTTGAATATTCATCCCTCCCTGGCGCCCGGACGTCCCCGCGCCGGTAACTGATGACGCTGTAGGCGTTGGCCACCCAGTAGGCCCGCTCTCTGATGTGCGGCGCACCGATGCCCGCTGACGTAAACGGCACAAGCCCGAAGGCGTATCCCAGTCCTTCCAGGTCTGCTTGTACAAGGTCGAACCAAGCATTTGCGTTACCGCTTGCAACCTGTTCGCCAAAGACATGCTGAGGTCTGCGCTCGCTGATGAGATGGAAGAAGTGGGGCCAAAGGTGCCGCTCGTCAGCAAACCCATCTCCTTTGCCTGCCGCGCTGAAAGGCTGGCACGGGCAGGAGCCAGTCCAGACCGGGCGATCGTCAGGCCATCCGGCGAGGCGGAGGGAATGGGACCAGACGCCGATACCGGCGAAAAAGTGGCACTGGGTAAATCCTCTGAGGTCGTCAGGTGTGACATCTTCAATACTCCGTTCGTCAACTTCGCCAGGGGCGATATGCCCGGCGGCTATGAGGTTACGCAGCCACTGCGCCGCGAATGGGTCAATCTCGTTGTAGTAAGCCGCCGCGCTCATGCTGCCTCCGTCTTCACAACATCGATGGCGCATCCAGGTATCAGCTCAACTGAAGCGGTGGCGCACTGGTTACCCCAGTGACTCCAGCCTGGCGCTGCGCTGCGGCTGAATAACTCAATCCGCGGCACGTCGCCGTAGAGCAGTTCCAGGCGGTGCCGAACTTCCCACGGTTTCTCGCTGTGCGCGCCGAGCGGGCTGTAGACCACCTGCTTAATTCCAGCGTGCTTGCGTTCCAGCCCGGCGCCGCGGGTGGCGATCAGCACGTCTTCGGTATTGGCGCGGGTATGGTTGCCACCGTTCATGCGCGTCTCGGCATTCAGCTGGTCGAGGAAGTCGTAAAAGTTGGTCACATTTCCCTCTGCCAGAGCCTTGGTAATGCGCAGCTCGGCTAGCTGATTCAACTTCACCCAGGTGAAACCCTTCATCGTGCGAACCGTAAAGCCCCAGGCTTCAGCCAGCTCGATCGCCTCCTGGTTGTGGGTGCCGGTGTACCACATCGCCAGCACAGCGTTATCCGCGGCGAGCTCCCACACCGGGAGCCGCTTCATATCGAGCAAGCTCATGGTGGGATAGTGATCGACGGCGGCACCGTTGCTGATCGTGTTCCCGTAAGACCAGGCCGGGTCAGCATAGATAAGTGAGTAGCGGTTCATTGCGCACCTCTTTTCGTGTCCAGCTCTTCAGCCAGCCGCTGAGCCTTTAACGGGTTTCTTACCACTTCACCAGATGGCATTAGCCAGCCACGATGGAGGACGGAGTACATGCACTTCACTTTTCCTACGGTTATGGCGTCGCGGTAATGTTTCATTTCCACTGCTCCCCGAAGGTGAAACCGATCTCCGACAGCGATTCGTCCATCTTCTCGATGAACTCCGGCACCATTTCGTTGAAGTCGGACATGTATTTGTCGTCGCGCTCAACAACCACGTGATGAATGCCTTCTCGCTTCATGCGAGGGTCATAATTCGCGAAATACCAGGCGTCCTTCCTGGTTACCCACATGCTGAATTGCACCTGGGCCATGTAGGCGGATTTGATAGCCTCGAAGCCGCCAAGCCGGAACTTCATGAAGTCGCGAGAGGTGAAAGGGCATTTCAGCTCAAGGCCGCGGCCATCACTGCACAGGCCGTCTGGTGAGCAGGCGGTGCGCATACCTTCGTCACGGAAAAGGATCGGTGACTCCGTTACCTTCACGTCGGTGGTGAACTCAAACAGGGTTCGAGCGTCGGCCTCATACTGTTTTCCCCAGGCCAGCGCCTTGGCGTTAACTTCCGGCGCCGCGCCGGTGCATACCTCTGCGAGCAGCGTGTGGAAATAAGACATTTTCATGTCAGTCCACTTGGTGCCTGATCTCGGCTTCGAAATGACGTTATGGACTTCCGAGGCGGTGATCACGCCCAGGCGTAAGCGGTGCCAGGATTCATCTCCCTGTTCAACGCGGGTAACGTCAATGCCAGTTCGTTCGAGGATAATTTCTGGTGTCATGCTGCCACCTGCGCTTTTTTCTGGAGGAAGCTAAAGCCTTTCTGCGCTTCTTCTTCGGTGAGTTGTGATGCCTGGAAAATGTCACGCTTGAAGATGTTGCTGCACAGAGGCAGGAAGTCCTGCTCCCAGTCCTTATTCAGGGACGTCAGGAGGTCGGTAATTGCCTGCAACGTTTCCTCACTGGCCACCAGGGGGAGCGCCTCTGTCGTGGTTCGCGGCGTTATGTCACGCGCATCAACTTCCAGTGTTTTACCTTCCATCTCTTCGGCAGTGGGCTGCTGGCCAATTTCAGGCCACGCCTTACGCAGAGCCTGAGCCTCGGCACACTTCGCCAGCTGGCCATAGGGGCGCTTTTTCCACATTGCGTTTGGCGCGGTAGTGTCGCGGCCGGCGGTTGCGTAGTTCTCAACCCAGTATTCTTTCGCGCTGAATTCGACGATCTCCCCGCTGGGCATGCGCTTGCTGACCGTGTACTTGCACCATTGAGGCACGGTCACTTCAATACCGGTAAGCGTCAGAGTGACGTCCGGGCCGAACTCTGGTTCTTTTGCGCCAGCGTAAGAACCGGAGCGATCGGCCTGAATCCGATAAAGCCCGATGCCAGGCATAACCACATCGCGCCACTCGCTTTTTCCCGACTTCGAGTCCTTAACGCTCATTGGCACCAGATGAACGGGCTTAAGAAGCGGATCAAGGTTTCTGGCCCGGCAGTAGTCCAGTGCCATCATCACCGACTCATCCTTGGCGCCAGGGTAAATACTGTTTTTGAGGGCGCTCCAGGTAGCGCCGTCAATGCCTCTCTCAGCAAGAGAGCCGGCTGTAATCACAAGTTCGTTAGCCATTGTTATTCCCCAAAGTTAAAACGGGCAGCCGGTGCGGTGGTCCCAGTCATATTCCGCCTGGGCGTAAGCTACTGCCGAGATGAGATCGTTATATGCCTCGCCAGCTGCATCGCTGCGGAGGCCTTCGTATGGGCTTTTGTCCATCGGCACAGAGAAGCGGAACAGGCCTGACGGCTCTTTCGGCAGGGCGTCGATAATTTCCTGCGCCCGATCGTCAATCCACTTTTGCTTCTCTTCGGTTAGCGACTGTTCAGCCCATTTCCTTTCTTCGATAGCGTCGTATGCGCGGTATGCGTTCATAAGCACCTCAGTAACTGATACCGGTATGGGGAATGCGGCCGTCTTTAACCGCTGTAAGCACCTCGATAGCCTGATCCCGAGTAAGGCTGGTATTGGCCAGAAGAGCTTTGACGATTTCAGTGCCTACAGCCTTGCGGTGCTTAACGTCGGCTTCGCGGCGAGCCTGCTCATCGGCTTTACGTTTCTCCTCAGCCAGGCGGGCCTGTTCGCGTTGCTCTGCCTCGCGGCGGATGCGATCGGCTTCTTCCTGAGCTTTGCGGCGCTCCGCTTCGATAGCGGCCTGCTTGTCAGCCTCAGCTTTCTTCTCGGCTGCAATGCGATCTCGCTCTGCCTGCTCAGCTTGTGCTTTCAACACAGCTTCGCGATGCGCCGCTTCTTCACGTTCACGCTGTGCGCGCTGCTCAACTTCTCGGGCTGCTGCGGCGGCTGCCATTCGCT